CTTCTGTGACTTGAGACTTGTTGATAATCTCCATAACCTCAGCGAACTGGTTAGCATGCTCCCGGTTACGCTCTTCAAATTCTTTTTGAAGCCGTTCCAGTTCTTTGTCATCTTTCTTTAATACAGGTTCCCATTTACCATTCGTGTAAATCTTTGGCACGTCCTTACCAGGAGTGCTCGTGTCAGTCCACAAATCTCCAACGCTAGGATTAGCTGGTGGAGTTGGTCCGATAGACTTATTAACGATGAAGTCTTTAATAACTATAGAGTTGCTTGCAGCAACTTGATTGCCTTCGATAGCCTCACAAATAAATGTGGCTTCTCTATCCACATCGTTCACAGTAATAGATAATTCATTACTACCGTTTGAGTGTTGTTCATTCCATGCTGCATCGTCTGTTCCATATTTACTTACTCGTTTCCATCTATAGGTGAAACGACTGTTCATTTGAATATCCATCTTGCTTACGTTAGCAATTAGTTTAGTAGCGATATTACTATTCTGGAACACCACTCCATCGGTCGACTGAATTGTCATAACGAATGGAACGCTAGTGAAATCAAAAAGACGTTCTTGCACTAGTGTGCTTAAACGTCTTACCTTCTCACTGATTGTGTCCTCTCTGGATTCGATATTAGTAATTTTAATTTCGCCACTATCTTTTGTAGCGATGGATTTCTTGATGCTAGAAACACGGCCTTCAACAACCAAGGAAGGTTCAAAGCTGTTATCAACAACTACTACTGTATCCCCGATGTTTACCTCTTCAGGCAATAAGCTAATCGATACATCATACGTCACTTCTGGATGGTTCCACTGTTTCAATTTGATAACAGCTTCTGCCATCAACGTTTGTGGAGTTTTAGCTTCACTTTCATATCGTTTAACGATTCCTCCACCTGCAGGAGCATAACCTGCTCGTTTCCATCTTGCTACCGCATCATAGTCGATTAAATAAATCGAATTTTTCGAAGAACGAATATTACCTTCGTTGTATTCAACGCCCGCCAATGTGATTCCATCAGCACCATTAGCGACAATCGTAGTCGCTAGGTTTTCAATCGAGACGGTTCGCTTAACGTTTGAAACTTCACTTCCAACTTCTAAGCGGACTTTCTTGTCTTGTCCAATCTTCTTGTAGATATGGATTAGTTTTCGATGTATCTTTCCATGAACGAATTCGAAGTCATAAGCTATTTCAGCATCGAACCTTTTCACCAATTGTCTAAGTCTCTTAGTAGCCGTGTCAGTCCCTTCCCACTCAAGCTTCCGAGTGGTTGTCTCTGGAATTTCATTAATCCCAATATCCCAGCCTGAGTCGAATGTAAATTCTGCAATGTAATGAGTAATTGGATAACTCTTGTCTGCTTTATAAGGTGGAACTTGCTCGCCTAACAGGTCAAGTCCTGCGTCTTCAGCATAAATCGTTTTAGAGTCCTTATCTTCCTCAATTCGCATTACTTCGAACGAACGCATCTTGCTACCATCTTTTACAATCAAATAGCATCCTACGTTGATTTTTTCAATCTCAGGATCTCCGATTTTATCAACCGTAAACTGGTAAATTCCGATACCAGTATCCAAATCTTGTTCAAAATAATCGTTGTATGCAAAAAGTCCGTCAGCCAAGTCAAAACTTAACTGACAGACAATATCATACTGTCTATTAGTAACTGTAATCATAACCAACACTCCCTATAAATACATTTAACGCTCGGAATTGCTTTATTCCCGTCAGCGCTAATCTCTATTTGAGTCGTTCCTGGTAGAATTCCAAAAACTTGGCTTGCTGGATTAATGTATTTCCGTTTGCCATTAATAAGAAGCGTGTTGCTTTCTGATTCAAAACGAACGACATCACCTGTTTTAATAACATCCTCTCCGTTCTCATATCCATACTGAACAACTTTCCCATTCGGATGTGCCAAGGCAATCATCTTGTATGGTGAGCTGGCTATAAACGTGTAAATCGGATAAGTAGGAGCTGTTCCGTTATTTTCAACGGTCAGCTTTCCACCGATGACTGTTCCGTTCTTTTCTACAGTTGAATACGACACTCCTTTTGGGATTAGGAATTGTAATTGCAATTCAGCGCCACGTACAGAACTTGTAGGAATGATTTCACCAGTCAAAATGGCTTCATAGTATCTTGAAGGTTGGTCTTTGAAAATTAATTTTTGATTTGGAACAGAGAAAATACGATTTAGCGCGTCAATCGTTTGTAATACATCGTGCTTAACAGTTATCTTTACTTTAATAGTTTTTTCTCCGTATTTTCTCTTAATCCATCTCTTTTGTTTTACAACATTTGAAATAAGAGGTGTCATAGCACGCTCTACTTTGTTAATAATTATTAAACTCGATAAATCTTGCCCATTGTAAATCATGTTAATTCACCTCTCGCTCTCATCATTCTTCTATCATTAATTTTGTTATATCCATTCACAACATCCGTTAATTTACGTCCGTCTAGATAAGTGTTGTTGTCCTTTTCTAGAATCTTAAGCAATAATTCAATAACCACATCAAGTTTCGAAGCGTGTCCAATCGGTTGGACCGTTGCATTCTCTGAAGCATCTTGCACATTGGATAAAGATGTGCCGTAGCTTACTGAATAGTCGACTGGAATTTGTGGAATAACCTTTCCACCAACTGTAGTAACATTGCTATTGAAGTCTAATTCGCTGTGGAACTCGTTATCCAAGTACTTATCAACGATATTGTTGACCTCTTCTGCGATGCCTTTAACTGTATCTTGGACATCACTAAACCCGTCTTTTAATCCTGCGCCAAACCCTTCCATGATAGCATTACCGGCTGGAACCAATAATTTTCTATCGTACTCGATTGGACCTTTGTGGTCTCGAATCCAGTTAGCAACTCCTCCAATGAAGTCTGTGACAGCTCCCCATGCTGCTTTCAACCCACCAAGGAAGCCATCCATGATTGCTTGTCCAGCTCCTGCTAAGTCGATGTGCCATAATCCGTCGAAGATTCCAGTAATTCCAGAAACTAAGCTAGAAACAGCATTAGACATTGCGTCCCAAGCGGCTTGCGCTCCAGAAACTAATCCATCAATAATCCCTTGAACTCCAGCGACTAATCCATTCCAACCTGCAATAGCTGCACCAGAAATAGCGTCCCATAGCCCGCTTAAGAATGAGGCCATGCCATTAAATGTGGCTTGGACACCTCCGACAATTGCGCTGACTGCTCCAGAAAATATCGATTTAATACCTTCCCACATCATTGACATCCCATTTGAAATTCCATCCCAAATAGCGCCTAAATCAGTTCCTAATTGACCGAAATTAAGCGTCACTAAATCAATAATGATTAAGATTGCTCCCAGGAATACTGATTTGATAAGTTCCCATGCTCCAGTGAAGTATGTAACATATCCATCAAACATTTGAGAGATTCCTGCACTCATTCCGTTCCATAGTCCCATAAATGCATCAATAAACGGTTGAACAACCGCCATAATTGCGCCTGTGACAGCACTCCAGATAGCAGTTGCTACACTTACAATACCTTCCCAAATAGCAGTTGCTGTTTGAGCAATATTATTCCAAGTATCAATTAAGAAACTTGAAATCGAAGTCCATGTACTAGATAGCCATTCTGTAAATCCTTTCCAAATAGCCTTTCCTGTTTCTGTTTGAGTAAAGAACCAGGTTAATGCAGCTACTACGGCAGTAATCCCTACAATCCAGGCTGTAAATTGATTTGCGGAAACAATCGCATTAAATGCAACCATTCCAGCTTTAGCAGCAGCTAAACCTGCTTTGAAACCGTCAATTGCACTCTTAACAGTATTTATGACTTTTAAAGCAATAAAGCCTGCTGCCAATCCTGCTAACACTGCTTTTACAGAATCGACTGCTGCAGGAGTTTGGTTAATCCAATCTACAAACTGCTTAATCCAGTCAGTTACTGTGCTAATTGCGCCAGTAATGCCTTCGAACGCTCCACCAACAGCGTTAATAGTGTCCTCTGCCGTTGCGATTTTAAGTAGATCATCAACGAAACTTCCGATAATTGAAGCTACGCCACCAATGACGCCACCGATGTTATCAAAAGCCAGTTTCAAATTCTCAACAACTCTACTAAATATTTCCTGGACTTTAGCAAACGCGTCAGATTCAACAACGCCTTTAATGAATTGCTCGCCACTGTCTTTCAATTGTAAGAATCTGTCTTTTAATTCACCTACAAAACCTGTTAAGTTTTGCATAGCTACAACAAGGGCGTCTAAGGCAACTGAACCAATCGTGGCTTTAAAGTCTTCCCACGTTTGTTTTAAGTTACCCATGACATTTTCCCAACCGTCAGATTCACGAGCCGCTTGCCCCATTGCCCCCGATACTTTGTTGGCATCTTCATACATTTGTAAGAGGACTTCTTGTTGTTGTAAGCCAGACAACTTCGAATATTCCTTACCGAACAGCTCTGTTGCTTTTGCATTACGAGTGGTTTCAGTAGATAAGATTCCTAAATTATCTGCGACCTGGAAGTTACCTTTTAAGTAACTCTTTAAGGTCTCAGTCGTTTCTTCTAATGACTTATCATAGAAAGCTGCAGTGTCAGCCGCTGCTCTTGTAGCACGAGAGGTAAACTCCATCGCTTGAGTCGTATCCATTCCAGCAACTTTAGCGAATGATGCGATTTGGTTAAAAGCAGGTTTAATTCGTGTTGGGACCGCTCCAACTTCTTTAGCTACGCTGTTCAAAGCATTTTCTGCAGTATCGACAATCCCGTCAAATACTTGTTCGAATTGTGCCTGAGTAGCTTTGGCGGATGCTGCTGCTTCGATTGACATCTTTCCGAAATCAATCAATTTACCTGCAGCAAACACTCCTGCTATGACCGTAGCGGCTTTCTTAAAGAAACTAGACAGCTTATTGCTTGTCTGTTCCCCTTTTTGAGCTACACTATCAAGCTCTTTCTCAGCGTCGCTTCCGCGAATTCCGATTGTCCCAAACAGTCTAAATATCTCACCCATCTTCCTTCACCCCCATACTCATAATTTGTTCTGCTAAACGAATAGCATTTTCTTCTTCAGTTTGGCTCATCGTTTTGCCATCAACTGAAGACTGTTTAATCTTACTCAATCGTTCTTTCTTGAAAGAGTTGAAGTCTTGTTCGATATCTTTCGCTAACCACAACTCCCACAACTTCTCTTCTGCTTCCGTCTCAAAAAGATACGCCAAAAAATCCAACGTCTCTTTCATGCTGTAGGTAGCTAAAAGAGCAGTTGGATTAGAATAGCGTTTGAATAATTTATCTTTTAGAGCGTGTTGCCCGAGCCTAAGATTGAGCTGATAGATGTTAAAAAATCCTTCAACTCTGGTTTCTTGAAGAATTTAACAAGCAACTGAGTATAGTCGACAAAGTTTAATTCTTGAATTTCCTGAATCGATGTGTTCGTTAAGTCAGCAAGGAAAGTATTAATGTCTAATTTGGCTTTATTAATGTTTGCAAGGATTGTTTGAATTAATCCTGCAATCATTTGCATGCCACGTTTTTCTAACGCTTTTTCTTGCTTTTCTTTTTCAGCTTTTGTTGGTTTCTTAGATAAATGACCTAACAATTTGCTGTCTTTTTCTTGTTGTTTTTCAAACAATTCTACAAGATCATCTTTAATATCTAGCTTACCAATGATAGAAAGCATTGAAAACATATCGTCTCCACGTAATTCTCTTAACTCCATAAATTATTCCTCCGATGCGTTTGGATAATAGATTTTAACTGGTGCTACACGGTTTGCAACGTCTTCAGCGTTAGCGTGAGCTTCGAATTTCATTGTGATTACCGCTTCAGAATTATCTTTAGTGTCAAATTCTAATCCGCTTGTGCAAAGTGCGTTGTATAAAACAACAATGATTGGTTTTTTGCTCCCAGACATAACCCCTACTAGAGCGATGTTGTCAATATAATCGCCATCTTCAAGTCTGTCTTTCAATTGAACGATATCCCATCCTGCTGGATTGTCAGTTCCGTTTCCAGTTTCTTTTTTACCATTTAACGCTAAACGGATATTCTCAGCAGTAATTTCTTTAACGTTAACTTCTAACGTTGCTTCTGCCTTGTCAATGATTTTTTGACCTTTAGCAGGAGTGAACACGCCATCTACTTCAATTGTGCGGTAAGTCGTTACAATCGATACTTTATTACCGTCTGAAGTAGCACCTAATAGTTCACCTTTCCATTTCTTTCCTGTAGCATCCCATTCGATATTCTTATAAATTGCCCCAGCGTCAACCAGGTAATTCTTAGGCGTATCGACTGTATATCCTGTACGTTTTACTTCTGTTTTTGCCATTTCTTATTTCCTCCATTCTGTTTGAACAGTTAATCTAATGTTTCGACGCTTCACGGTATCTGAGCCTGTGTTCACTTTGTTTGAACCCACAAAACGAAAGTTTACATATAAGTCTTCCGTTAATTGCAACAGTCCGTTGAAGTGTCGTTTGATTTGTTCTTCTAACTCCAACACCCTTTTGTAAGAAGTGTTAAAGTCAAAAATATCAATTTCAATCGTAATCTCATCTCGCTCACGAGTCATATTCTCACGATCATAATCGTAAGTAAGATATGGATACACCACCTTATCTTTTCGATTCTTCTCATGAAAGCATTCTTTAGTGATTGTGGATAATTCCGATTGAAGTAATTTTGCAAAATCTAACATTGCTAATCACCAAAACTTTCTACAAATGTTTGAGCGATAATGTCCTGCGCACGTTTTTTGTTTTTCTTAAATGCAGGACGTATAAAAGGCTGTGGTTCGTTACCATACGTGAACACTACTTTCCCGTCTGGACTTCGATATAACCAACCACCTTTTCGACCTAATCCATTCTCAGCAAATTCCCCCGTTCCGAACTCAACGAATACGGAATACTCAACATTCGTTCCTACAAATACTCGTACATCGCCACCATACTCTTTAACAATCGACTGGATACTGTCTCTTAGCTCTCCAGTGTCGACTGCTGCTAAAGCTTGGCACTGGGAACTAATCAAGTTTCCAACTCTTGTTAAGGCTTTAAACGAGACTTCACGCAATTCTCTTTTGGTGCGTTTTGTATAATCCTCAAATCGAAAACTACCCATTTAGCACCCCTTCGAAAGTCACGTAAATTTCGTTGTGGTGGTGCACTCCTACTGGATCATCACAGTATGTGATTGTGTACCAACGCTTAGAAGAGTCAACCACACGCATTGTATCCTTGATGCCTTCAGTAAACGTTGGGATAATTAAGACGTGTGTAGAACGCTCTGTGATTGCGTTCTGAGTCGTATTTGAAGCGTTAGAGCCAGTTAGCATATCAATCCAACCTGTTACGGTCATCACTGTATGCCACTCGTCCTGTGAGCCACCAATGCCGTCATCGACATAGCTTTTTTCTTGTATTTCGAATTGAAACATTATGCCCACCTCAATCGTCTATATTTGTCCAAGAAACTGTAAAGAGAAGACGGTAATCCATCGATATTGTCAGTCGCATTCACGTCATAATAAGTCGTGCTCATACGTGAGATTGTTTCTGACTTAATACCGAGTTTTTCTCCCATCTTCACACGATAACGCAAGATGTTTTTCAATCCGAATGCGATATCTGACGGGTACTCCACTTTAGTTACAATCGCTTTATGGTTGGAGTCCTCAATAAAATTAGAACCTTCAACATAAATCTTATTGCCTGAAATGGATTCAACGACATATAGTCCATCATTGTAGATTGAGTCATTAACTTCGATTGTATCACCTACACGAACACCTTTGAGAGGGTGTCGCATCTCAATAACGTTCTCATAGAAACTTAGCGACTGATTACGAATACTTCTGTTTTGGAAATTATTGTTCGTTAAATTACGAATCGTTGTTTCATAAGCGTCTAAATCTGCTTTTGAAATGGATTTGTCGATTTCCATCGCTTCTGATAATTGAATAATCATACTCTTCGCTCCTTAAATAAAAAGGAAAGAGGAGTCGTTACTCCTCTTTGCCCTTCTTAGTGCTTTTTGTTTCTTTCACTTCTTCAAATCCATCATCAAGCAATTTTTCAATGATCGTTTCGTTGTCCGTTTCACGGATAACGTTTAACTTTTTGAATTTTCGCATTTAATAACCTCCTATGATGGTTTTACGTTTACGAACACTTTCGCAAGTTTTGCTTTTGGAATCCATAAATCATGGAATTTACGGTAGTCTGTCTTCCAAGCGTCTGCCGTTTGGTTAACTGCTGGGTCAAAGACACGTACTTTGTCAGTTTTAGAAACAGCCACTGGAGCGTCTTTAGCACTGATAATCCAGTTGATTTCCTTGCTTGAAGAATCTTTTTCAAATCCACCTTTTTCTTGGCCTGATGTTTTACCATCGTTGAATTTGAACGCTGTTTGTAATAAACGTTGTTGAGCACGAACGATAGCATTGTCATTAAATGATTCAACGCGAACATTCATGTTACCTTTTGCTAATTGAGTTGTAGACATGTGGTTTTTAGCGTCTTTAGCGCTTGCTAATAATGATGCTGTAGTTGGAGACATTGTAATAACTACGTCAGTCACTCCAGTAGCTTCTTCAATAGCAGTTAAGTCTTTTAATAATTCGCTAACGATATTTTCAGCAGTAAGTGCAATTTCTCGAGATTGAGAACCAGCAATTGCAAGTGACGCAATCTTAGAGTAACGGTAAGCATCGATTTCTGGAATTACTTGTTGTTTTTGGAATTCGCTCATAACTGTTGAAGCAGTTGCTACGAAGTTCGTTTGGTCAACATCCATTGAATCAAGTGTGAATGAACGTCCACGGTCTTGAGTTAATTTGTATGGATTCCATTTCAAATCAACAGAACCAGTTGTGAATCCATTGCTGCGATCGTAGTTTGCTAATCCATCTGTTAATAGTGTAGCGATTTTAACTTCGTCTCCACCTTCATATTTGATAAATTTGTCGTTTGCTTCCATCCAACCTGTTGTAGATTCTTGAGTCACTTGTTGGTCAAGTAAAGGTTGGAAAATTTTTGAATATTCTAATGTGTTTGCCATATATTTTTACCTCTTTCTTTTCTATTGTTTTGTTTCTTCTAACCCGAAGGCTTTTGCAGCTTCAGCAAAAGCTTTGTCAAATTCAGATACTGCTTCTTTACTATCGTCTAATTTAGTATCTTCAACTTTGTAACCATTCGATGAAGTCTGCGCTTCTTCTTTGAAGAATACTGGCTTAGATGCACGTAAATCGTTAATCTTGTTATCTAAATCTTTGACGTTGCCTTGTTCGTCTGCTTCTAACGTACCTAGTAAATACAATCCATATTCCACGTCTGAAATGCCGGCTTTTTCTAGAGCTGAACGAGCTTGATAGTTCATAGCGTTCGTTTTCTCTTGCGCTTCTAACTCCTGAATACGTGTTTTGTATTTTTCTAGTTGCGTTTGTAACTCTTCGTTCCCTTGGCTGTCTTGATTTTCTTGATTTTCTTGACCGCCTTTGCTGTTATTTTTTAGTTCGCTAATTGTCGCATTCGCTGCTCTCAATTGCTCACTCTTTTCGTTAAAAACAGTTTTAGGAACTGCCTGCTTAGGAAATTCACTCTTAATTTCTTGCTCTGCAGTAGCTAAATCAATTGTGCCATCTTCCTTTTGATACTTCTTTAGAATGTCAATAATCCATTCCATTTTTTATCCCTCCAATTTTATGCTGATTCCAACAGCGGATATATTTTTTTGTGCTTATACTCCACAGGAGTGTAGGTAGTTTATTGACTTGCCCAGGTCGGTTTTATTGCAACAAAAAAGGACACAACCTTTTTGGTTGTATCCTTTAAAAATTGATATATTTTAATACGAGTTAAGCATGCGATATAACGGGTCGTTTTCTCTCTGTTTTCGCAGCTTCTCGCGCCATTCTTGTTCTTCTAACGCTAACAACTTCATATCTTCTGGAGTGTCATCACGTAATTCTCTACCGTAACCACGTTTTTTCCACTTTTGCAGTGGTTCAAATTTCGCGTACATTTTCATTTCTTCTTCTGTCGGTATAATCATTACCAATAACCTCCTTCCAACAATCCTGTTATAATATCTGCCAGTGCGTGTGACTTTAAAATAGATAAAGTGTACGCTTCAGAAACAATCTCATTTGTTTGCCCGAGCAAATCAATATTATCTTCTAAATGCTCATTTGCGTAACCACTGATATCTCTAGCAATATTATAATGGTTCTTACTAATCATATCAAGTAGTTTCGCATTAAATTTACGCTTTGCTTCAGCATAACTTACGCCATTTTGCTCGGCATATTTGTTTACGTATTGATATTGTTGATAATGCCCAAATTCATGAATAACGGGGCTCATAGAATCGTCATCTACCGCAAAGAACTTCCAAGATTTACCCTCTTTTTTCCAAAATTCATTCGCAGTTTTCAGACGTTTCACTATCGCTTTATGGCCTGGAGTAGTTGCATCCAGATAAATCGTGTTAGATTTTGGTGAATACGAACCAAATGCACTTGGTCTTCCTATGTCCTTCTTAGCGTCCATTAGAACAATACGCGGCTTCTCAGCACCGATTGGTAAATCTAGCAGTTCTAGTGCTTTATCCACCTGCTTCTCGTAATAGTTGATGCTCTTCTTAGTCCCTTTCAAGCTATCCGACACATACATATCATGATTTGAAGTTATCACCTTACGACCAGTAAAACTAATCTGTTCGTCCTTGATAGCTCGCTTGCTACCTAGTTGATGTGACTTCATGTTCTTTGATTTCATGTAGTCATCATCATCGGACATCAAAAAGCGACGTTCATCAATGTCTTTTTTCCACTGATCATACGTTCTAAACGATATCTTCTCTCCAGTCTCATTATCTCTTCGATAATCTGGATTGATTCCATCGACAATTGTGATAGTAGTGCAGCGACAATTGATATCCATACCAGCTACACCAAAACATCTTGGGCCAATCGCTTTAAATCCGTCAGACACAAAGAATTCATCAATCTTCACTCTTTGGCCGTCTAAGTGACCGTGCGATTTACGAGTTTTCCTATCCAATGCAGCAAGCCATTGCTTTTGTAACTCACAGCCTACTTTTTCCATCTCTTCATACGATTTTTGACGTGCTTGTGTTCGCATTCGTCCGCCTTCAGTACGTGCAATCCGTAACGCTTGCCTGTAATTCGCTTCTGAATTACTTGAGATTACACTAGCTATTTCAGCGTATCCATGGCCTTGTAAAATACCAGAGGTGATTGCGCCCTGGGAGCGATTCGCTAATCTATTTCGTGCTTTATACAAGCGTTCGGATAGCGTCTTACTAGCAACTGGCCTTCTTACTGCTGACCTAATGACATTATCTGGAAGAAACGCTATTGGCAAATCTGCTTGCTGCGATTCTTCCACAGTATAATAACCACCGTAATAACCCGTTTCAAACTGTTCTTGTTTGAAGTCCTCAATCACGGTTTTAGTTTGAGGATATACCTCTTGGAGTTTCTCAACGATCTCGTCTGTCAATTGTTTTAACCTACCAGTTTGTTGTTGCTTCCAATAAGGTAAATCCTCATACTCATCGAGATATGCTTTCAATTTACTCTTGACGTCTTTCAACGTGCTTGAATAAATATGATACAATTCCCTATTCATTTTCAGGTCTTGAATCTTCTCCAGTTTCTGTAGTTCCTGTTCCCACTGATTCATCGTTTTCACCTACTTCTGAATCTGCTTCAATAGCTTTTCGAACCTCTTCAACATCTAAGTCCCATTGCTTACAAATCATATCAATAACAGTATCTTCTCCTAAGTATGGAGCACTTGACACAATTGCGTTGATAAGTGTTTGTTTCGTTTCTGCTTCAAGCTTGTCGATGTTCGCGATGTCCGATTCATTTACAATCATTTCTGGCTCAATCAGAATCTGAATTCCTTCTGTTGAGTAATTCGTTTGATTCAATCGGTTGATATCGTCAATAATTGCATGCAGCGCCCATTTTAATAGAGAGCGTAAACGAATTTCTACTTTACGGCACTTCATTTCAAGAAGCGTATATCGTGATTTAATCACTACGTTCGTTACGTTTCCATCTCCAGTTTGAGAATTGTCAAATCCCATACCGAATTTGTAAATCGCTTCTTTGTCGATTTCCAGTTTTGCTTTACGTGCTTCAAAAGGAATATTGAACGTCTTCAAGTCAACGTTCCCTTTGTTATCTGGATTCCCTACGTTTACAATTCCGCGTGCTTTGATGTTTTGACGTAGTTCTGATAGGTTCGTTCCACGGAAACCAGATACAACATAAATCGGTTTGTCATAATCCATTAAGTTGTTGGATAAGAAGCAAGCCATTAAATCATAGTCGTCAATCAGCGCCTTAATCGGTGCTAAGTCCGATTTCTCACTGTGGTTATTAGATAATTTGTAAAACGGAATGCGTCCGTAAGTACGTGTTAAATACGTTCCATTATCCGCTTTTGCAACCACATGTGGTTTCGGATTTTTAGGACGGTCTTTATCAAAGACTAACTTTCCGTTTCGGTCCGTCTTGAAGAACGTCACATTCTCATCCGTCCAGCGTTCTGCGAACATTACATCCAACAGTTTATTCTCGACTTGCATTTGTTTCTTGTAATAACGAATAACTGCGACTTCATCGTATGTCTCGTCATAGACCATGAATGTTTTCAAGAACCTAGACACTTGGAAACATAATTTGTCATCCGCATTCGTTCTCATATACGCATAAGTTGCACCGCTGATGGATACGTCTTCTAATAACTCTGAGACGAATAGTTGGAAGTCTTCATCAACGTATTCATCAATCAAACGTTGCAGCTCGTCGTTCTCTTTCACTTCAAATCGAATTGGATTACTCAATAAGTAGTTCACTTTTTGGTCCACCAATTCAGTGAAGAAGCTGTGCGGAATCTGAACATTCGTTGCGTATTTATCTTCTTTCAGAACGCCGTTATCGTCCAAATAGAAGATACGATTATTTTTAATATCATGATCACTTTCGTAATATCGGTTAGCTGTCTGAGCTGCTGAATAGGATTCTTTTCCTATTTGCTCTTTGATAGCCGTATCAATTGCTTTAGCAGCAATCTCATAATCTTTGCTCATAATTTCTTCGATTTTTATTTCAATCACCCCACAAATCCATTTCTTCTCGTAACGTTTGAATACAACGCATAACGCAACGCATCCATAACGTCATCAAATACCTTAACAGGCAATCCTGTTTTCTCATCCCATGCATACTGATAAACTTCTTCATCGAAGCGAGGGATAGCATTTCTTAATACATATAATTTATTCGTCTTGAATCCTTTTGCCACGACTTCAATACCAGACAAGATAGATTTATCAGCATTAAATGCGTTCAATCCATCGTTCCACAATCTGTTGACATGTTCTGGACGTGCAGAATCGCAATAGAACGGGATGTTCTCACCGTATTTATCAGCGTATTCTCTTGCTTTTAACGCCCAAAAATCAATATCTTTATGCTTGTCAGCACATCCATCTACTAAATACCAGGTCCCGTCATCTGTTTCTCCGATGACTACCATAGCGCCATAGTGTTCATATCCCCAGTCGACGCCCACGAAATAGTTGTTGATTTTGTCAAATGGGACATCGTCCACATAATGAACTTCACGGTTGAAGTCTTTGTATACAGCGCCTTGGCCGATAACCCAAAGGCCCTCAATATCTCTATCCCAAAATACCCCCGAAGGAGTAGCTTTCTTGATGCTTTCACGATATCGCTTCGATAAGAACGTGTTATCATCCAACTTAAAATGCTCGTTGATGATGTTATCACTCTCGTTATCGATATAATCACGCTTCAACCAGTGATTTGGATTGTCTGGGTTTGTATCTGCCACAATCCGAGCGCCTTCACCCGAGCAACGTGAAACAATTTCTTTAAAGACTTGTTCTTTCGCAAGCGACGCTTCGTTTACATATGCCCCAAATGCTGTCATCCCTCGAATGTTTCCAAGTCCTGAAATCGTTCCAGTATATGCCTGGATGATTTTGACCCCAAACAATCGGAAACTGTTGTGCTTGTCCACTTTGAATTCCATTCCATATCGGTTATACAGCTCTTGCAATACGTTGTTTTGAATCGTCCGGCTTGATACCCCAGCAAGTATGTATTGAGGTTCTGCAATGCCTAATTCATTTGCGATCTTACGAACACGAACTAACTCTTGCAGGAACACATCATTGTTTAATACTGTCTTACCAGAACGTTTAGCACCGTGCAACACACAAATGAACCAATCTGAAGCTCGAAGACGTTTAGCAACTTGAATTTGTTTAGGAGTGTATACATCAAGCAAACTCATCCAGTTCATCTCCTAACTTATTCAAATATTCAGCAACTTTCGATTCGTTGCTTTCGTCCATCTTCGTTACTTTCGATTTAAGGACTTCGATTTCTTGTTGAAGTTTCTCATTGACTAATTCATCCCCAACAACAGCCATCTTATTCATGCCTTCAAGAGCGTTCACAAAAGCATTTGAATTAGCTTGACGAACGCCTTGCATCTTGATATCGTCTTTTGCTTGATTCTTCAACCATTCATACTCGTTAAAGGCCTGTTCCCTGGACCAAAGAGCCATGTTTGAGAATTGTTTTAGTAGTTCACGATACCTTGCTAAAACCTTACTATTTTGTAGCAAACGTGAAGCAGCACTATCAACTGCATTGTCCTTCCATTTTTCTGCACTAGGAAATGCTTTTCTATACGCTTGCCTTTGAGATTGTCCAGCTACGAGATTCTGAACAAATAACTCTTGTTTTGTTGTTAACTTACTCACTCACTGAACCACCTCCCAATGAATACATAAAAAAAGAGCCGTTTGAAACGACTCACACATTTTAAATAAAAACCCCTCAAGCTGGAGGGCTTGAGAGGAAAAAAATAAAGGAGTTTAAACCATG